TTGCTCGCCTTGTCCGGCCTGCCTGAGGATGTCCGCGAAGATGCGCTCGCTACCCTGTCCGCCACCGAGATCATCCGTCTCGCCTACGACTGGTCGGTGTGGGCTCGCGACGACCAGCTCGCGCCCACCGCGACCGACGCCGGCAAACCCTGGCAAACCTGGCTCATCCTCGGCGGTCGCGGTTCGGGCAAGACGCGCACCGGCGCCGAATGGGTCCGCGCCCGCGCGCTCGGCTTCGATGCGGAACGCGACGAGCCGGCCCGCCGCATCGCACTGATCGGCCTGACCATCGCGCAGGTCCGCAGCGTCATGGTCGAAGGCGTCTCGGGACTTCTCTCGGTCCACGCGCCCCGCGAACGGCCGCACTACGACGTCTCGCGCAATCAGATCCAATGGTCCAATGGAGCCGTCGCCCAGATGTACGCTGCCGACGATCCCGATAACCTGCGCGGCCCGCAGTTCGACGCCGCCTGGTGCGATGAACTCGCCAAATGGCGGCGCGCTCAGAACGCCTGGGACATGCTGCAGTTCGCGCTCCGTCTCGGTCGCCATCCGCGTGCCGTCGTCACCACGACACCGCGTCCGCTGGCGTTACTTAAGAAATTGATGGCCGACGAAGCGACCGTCACGACGCGGGCAAAAACCACCGACAACGCGGCGAACCTTGCGCCCTCCTTCCTCGCCGGTGTGCTCAAGCGCTACGGCGGGACAGCTCTCGGGCGGCAGGAGATCGACGGCGAGATCGTCGAGGATCGCGGCGGTGGCTTGTGGCGCAAGAGCTGGCTCGATCAGCATCGCGTCGCCGCACCGCCGGAACTCGCGCGCATTGTCGTCGCCGTCGATCCGCCCGTCACCTCGAACGCTAACTCGGACGCCTGCGGCATCATCGTTGCCGGCCTCGGCGAGGATGGCCGCGCCTACGTTCTCGCCGACCGCACGATCCGCGGTCGCGAGCCGGCCGTCTGGGCCCGCGCCGCCATTGCCGCCTATCGCGACTTTGCCGCCGATCGCATCGTCGCCGAGGTCAACCAGGGCGGCGACCTCGTCGTCGGCGTCATGCGCCAGGTCGATGCCTCGGTACCGATCCGCGCCGTCCGCGCGACGCGCGGCAAATGGGTGCGCGCCGAACCGGTCTCCGCACTCTATGCCGAAGGCCGCGTCGTTCATGTCGGCGAGTGGCCGGAGCTCGAATCCCAGATGTGCGCGTTCGGCGCCGACGGCCTCGCCCAAGGCAAGAGTCCGGATCGTCTCGACGCGCTCGTGTGGGCGCTCACCGATCTCATGCTGACGAACCCGCGCAGCCCAACCATACGGACGCTCTGAATGACCCCCATTCGTGTTGCGACCTCGCTCGGCGCCTTCCTCGGTCGCCTGGCCGGCGGAGCCATGTCCTGGCGACAATCCACGCCGCCAGCACTCCCGCCGACGGAGCGGAAAGCCAGTGCCGCCGGCCCGCTGATTGCTTTCGAATCGCTGCGCCAGCCCGTCTGGACGCCCCGCGACTACGCAGCCTTCGCCCGCGAAGGCTTCATGGGCAATGCCATTGTCTACCGTTGCGTGCGCATGACCGCCGAGACCGCCGCCTCGGTGCCGCTCCTCCTCTACCGCGGCGAGGAAGAGATCCCGGTCCATCCGCTTCTCGATCTGATCAACCGCCCGAACCCGATCCAAGTCGGTCCCGAATTTCTCGAGGCCCTATTCGGTCACCTGCTCGTTGCCGGCAACAGCTACGTCGAAGCCGTCGCCATCGATGGAGAGGTGCGCGAACTGCATCCGCTCCGCCCCGATCGCATGAAGATCGTCCCCAGTGCCGACGGCTGGCCCGAAGCCTTCGAATACACCGTCGCCGGCCGCACGGTGCGCCTCGCCGGCGAAGATGTTCCCGGTGTCCGCAGCATCCTCCACATGAAGCTCTTCCACGCCGCCAACGACCACTACGGCATGAGCCCGCTCGAAGCCGCCGCCACCGCGATCGACCTTCACAACACCGCGGCGCGCTGGAACAAGGCGCTGCTCGACAACTCGGCTCGTCCTTCCGGCGCCCTCGTCTACACCGCCCGCGACGGCAACCTCACGGCTGAGCAATACGAGCGCCTCAAGGCCGAGCTCGAGCAAGGTTTCCAGGGCGCGGTCAATGCCGGCCGCCCGCTCCTCCTCGAAGGCGGTCTCGACTGGAAATCGATGTCGCTGTCGCCCAAGGACATGGATTTCCTCGAATCGAAGAATGCCGCCGCTCGCGAGATCGCCCTCGCCCTCGGCGTCCCACCCATGCTGCTCGGCATCCCCGGCGACAACACCTACGCCAACATGGCCGAAGCGACGCGTGGCTACTGGCGCCAGACCGTCATCCCGCTCGTCGGCCGCACCTCGAAGGCCCTCTCGCGTTGGCTCTCGCCCGCTTGGAGTTCCGACCTCGAACTCAGGCCCGATTTCGACGCCGTCGAAGCGCTGTCATCCGAACGCGAAGCGCTGTGGGCGCGCCTCGACAAATCGACGTTCCTCACCCTCAACGAGAAGCGCGCCGCCGCCGGCTACAGCCCGATCGACGGCCGCGATGTGATCACCCATCCGGAGCGCTCATCGTGATTGACCCTCGGCCCCGTTCTCCCGCTCACGCTACGCCGCATGAAGCGAAGTTCACCGCGCTCGACCTGAAGAGCATCGCCGACGACGGCGGCTTCGAGGGTTATGCCTCGCTGTTCGGTCGCGAGGATCTCGGTCGCGACGTCGTGCTGGCCGGCGCGTTTCGCGACTCGATTGCCACCCGCGGCCCATCCGGGGTCCGGATGCTGTTCCAGCACAATCCCGCAGAGCCGATCGGCATCTGGGAGACGCTCGCCGAGGATACGAAAGGGCTCTTCGTCCGCGGCCGCTTGATGCCCGCCGTCGCCCATGCCCGCGAGGTTCTCTCGCTGATGCGCGCAGGTGCCATCGACGGCCTCTCGATCGGCTTCCGCACCGTCAAGGCGCATCGCGATCGCCATCGCGGCGTCCGCCGCATCGAGAAAATCGATCTGTGGGAAATCTCCATCGTCACGTTCCCTTTGCTGCCGGAAGCTCGCATCGCCGCGATTAAGTCGCGGCCGTTCGCGCACGCCCGGCCATCGGAACGCGAATTCGAGCGCTGGCTCACGCAGGACGCTGGGCTGACGCGCTCCGAGGCCAGAGCGGTACTCCGCTCCGGCTTCAAGGGTCTGGCCGCTCTGCGGGATGCAGCGACCGACCCGCTCGAGGCGTCCCGGCTCGCCGACCGTTGCGCAGCCGTCGCCGCCTACCTCCGCTCCATGCCTGCCCCAAAAGGATCAACCGCTCCATGACGACCACATCCGCCCCAGAAACCAAAGGCTCGGCCGATCTCGGCTTCGCCCTCGACGACCTGCTCCGCGCGTTCGAAACCTACAAGGAGGAGAACGACCGCCGCATCGCCGAAGTCGAGACGCGCGGCTCAGTCGACCCGCTGACGACCGATAAACTCGACCGCCTCGACCGCGCTCTCGACGATCACAAGCGCCGCCTCGATGAGATGGCCCTCAAGGCCGCGCGCCCGCCGCTCGGCTCCGGTGCCCCGCGCAGCCACGTCTCCCGCGAGCACAAAGCAGCGTTCGACGGCTACATCCGCAAGGGTGAGGCGACCGGGCTCCTCGAACTCGAAGGCAAGGCGCTCTCCGTCGGCTCCGGTCCGGACGGCGGCTACCTCGTCCCCGTCGAGACCGAGGCCTCGGTCAACATGGCGCTCAAGGAAATCTCGCCGATCCGCGCCATCGCCAGCGTCCGCCAGGTCTCCGGCTCCGTCTACAAGAAGCCGTTCTCCACCGTCGGCGCCGGCACGGGCTGGGTCGGTGGCGCCGCCGCGCGGCCGGAGACGACGACACCGACGCTCGCCGAGCTGTCCTTCCCGACCACCGAGCTCTATGCCATGCCGGCCGCCACCGGCGCGCTGCTCGACGATGCCGCCGTCGACATCGACCAGTGGATCGCCGAGGAAGTTCGCTCAGCGTTCGCCGAACAGGAAGGCACGGCCTTCGTCGTCGGCACCGGCAGCAACATGCCGACCGGCTTCATGCACTACACCAAGGTCGCCAACGCGAGCTGGACGTGGGGCAACATCGGCGCGATCAAGACCGGCGTCGATGCCGCCTTCCCGGCGAGCAACCCCGGCGACAAGCTGATCGACTACGTCTACACGCTCAAGGCCGGCTACCGCGCCAACGCCCGCTTCGTCATGAACCGCGCGACGCAGGCCGCCACTCGCAAGCTCAAGGACGGCGACGGCCACTACCTCTGGCACCCGGCCATTAGCCCCGGCGAATCTCCGTCGCTGATGGGCTTCCCGGTGACCGAGTCCGAGGACATGCCGGACATCGCCGCCGACGCCTACGCGATCGCGTTTGGCGATTTCCGCCGTGGCTACCTGATCGTCGATCGCGTCGGCATCCGCATCCTGCGCGATCCCTACTCGTCGAAGCCCTACGTGCTCTTCTACACGACCAAGCGCGTCGGCGGCGGCGTCCAGGACTTCGACGCGATCAAGCTGCTGCAGTTCGGCGACTGATCGTGTCACCGCTTCGCCTCGGATGATCCGGCGCGACCGGACCGGCCCCCTTCCGGTTCGGACCGCACGCCGCCGTTGTTCAATGCAGGCACCCCACGTCGGCCGGCGAAATCGCACGCCCCGGCCTCACGCAGCCTGCCCGGCTACCGCGCAGCCTCCTCCCTGCGCCACGCCGATCGACGGACATTCAGATCATTCGCGGCGCGCGCGGGCGGCATTGGCGTCCCCACGGCCGATGCCGCCCGCGCACTTTTCTCATCCGCTCCACCCTTCAACGCGAGGTGCCATGGCCACCGTTCTCCTCAGCGGGCCTGCCGTCGAGCCGATCACGCTCGCCGAAGCCAAAGCGCATTTGCGCGTCGATTCGAGCGGCGAGGATTCGCTCATCCAAAGCCTCATCATGGCCTCGCGGCTGCACATCGAGGCGGCTCTCGACCTCGCGCTCATTACGCAGTCGTGGCGCCATCAGCGCGACGTCTGGCCGCCATCGCGCGTGCTGATCCTGCCGCTTCGCCCCATCCAGAGCGTGACCGCAGTAACACTCCACGACGACGACACGGCGAGCCGATCGCTCGACATCGATGATTTCATCGTTGACGGGTTCGCCAACCCGGCCCGTCTCGTCTGGCGAGGAGCTGGTGCCGTGCCGGCCGCTGGCATGGTCGCAAACGGCATCGCGATCGATTTCGTCGCCGGTCATGGCGACGCACCAGCCGACGTCCCGCAACCGATCCGCCAGGCGCTGCTGCTGCTCATCGCGCATTGGTACGAACACCGCGAACCCGTCGAGATCGGCGCGACCGCCACCACCATTCCGGCCGGCGTGTCCGAGCTACTCATGCCCTATCGGCGGCGTCAGCTATGAGGCGCCGCACGATCGGACGCCTGCGCCACCGACTCATCCTGGAGTCGGCCAATCGCGAACCCGACGGTGGCGGCGGCGCATCGGAAACCTGGACCACCGTCGCTGAAGTCTGGGCCGAGATCACGCCGACCGGCGGCACGGAAGCCGTCGACGCCGACGCTCTCGCCGGGCGAGTCTCGCACGAGATCGTCTTGCGCTATCGGTCCGGCGTGGTCCCGGCCATGCGCTTGCGCAACAGCACGCGCCTCTTCGAGATCGCCGCCGTGATCGACGTCGACGAACGCCGTCACTGGCTCAAATGTCTCTGCGTGGAGCGTGATCTGTGAAAATCGCCGTCTCCTTTTCCGGCCTGGCGCCGCACCGCCTCGCGGAGCACGTGGAGCGGCGCCTGCGCGAGCGCCGTGCGTCGCGCGCCACCGCCGCCGCGCGCCCG